AGGGCTATGGGTACGCCGCTTCCTTTGGCGGGTCGGCACCGCCTTGTAAGCCCTAGCGCTTCACGCACATGCTCGTGTCTGGAACTGGCTGGCTCAAAAGTTGGGTCAATGAAATCACCTGCCTTTTGAATCAGTTTAACTAGGAGCCTTGAACAGTATAGCAAATCGGTGCGCCGTTGTCAATTTTGTTTCAACTTACGTTTTAAAGGAGGTGTGAAAGTGCCTGAAAAATGGACAGGCCGTTTAGTAGGCCGGATGCACAACAACCAGATTACAGTAGACGACGTAGCAAAGCATCTTGGATTTTCGAGAAGCTACTGTTCACTGATTTTGAACAGCAAGCGCAACCCTCCCGGCATTCGGGAAAAGATGGAAACTGCCGTCAGCGAGATCATCAAGGAAAAGGAGGACAAAACGGCATGAGCGAATTAAACAATCTCATCCCCATTAGCTACGACAACCCGGAGCGCCCCACGGTGAGCGGCCGGGAGCTGCACGAGTTTTTGCAGGTCAAGACAGCCTATAAGGACTGGTTTCCCCGCATGGTGGAGTACGGCTTCACCGAGGGTGAGGATTTCAACCCGCTCAAAATTGAGCGGGTTCAGGACGAGGGCGGACGCAAAGTCAGCCGAACACTCGATGACCACCAGCTCACCATCCCAATGGCCAAAGAGCTGTGCATGATCCAGCGCAACGAGCGCGGCAAGCAGGCCCGGCAGTATTTCTTGGCCGTGGAAGCCCAGTGGAACAGCCCGGAAGCGGTCATGCGCCGTGCGGTGCTTATCGCCCAGAAGCAGAACGACCAGCTCAAGGCCGTAAACAAACAGCTTTTGGCGGAGAACAACGACCTGAAGCCGGATGCAGAGTATGCCCGGGCGGTGTGCGTGGGCAAGAACTGCCGCACCACTACCACCCTTGCCAAGGATTACGGCCTGAGCGCCGAGAAACTCAACAGCATCCTTCACGGCCTGAAGATCCAGTACAAGACCAGCGACGGCCAGTGGGTGCTATACGCCAAGTATTGCGGCAAGGGTTACACCAAAAACCGCAAATCCACGCCGTTTCAGCACAAGAGCACCGGCGAGTGGGACACCAAGAACACCACCGTATGGACGGAAGCCGGACAGCGGTTCATTTATGAGCAGCTCAAGGCCGTAGGAATGCTGCCCAGCGTGGAGCGCAAGCAGAGTGTGGAGCAGATGGAGCTTGCCGCCCGGCAGCACAACCAGGACGGCGTGGCGTAAGGATACGAACTTATTTTGGAGGTTACTATTATGAAAAAACTGCATGTGAAAGCTACGTTTATTGAGCCGGTGCTTGGCACATGGCCCGCAAACCCCAATGTTGCCCGGGAGTTTATCGCCAGCAAGTCGCCGGATGCTGCAACCATCGAGGATGAAGTGGCGGCTCTTGGCCCTGATGCGGTAGCCGACAAGGGCATGACCGTTTTCCCGCGTGACCCGGACGGCAATCCGATTTTTTACGATTACCAGATCAAGGGCATGTTTAAGGATGCTTGCGGCATGCTTTCCCGCATCGGTGGCAAGACCGAGACCGGCAAGAAAAAGGCCGTGAACGAAAGCGGCAAGCTGACCGCTTACAAGAAGGTCATTGACGGCCTGATCTTTGTTCAGCCCCGCATGATTCCCATTTATGTGAACGGCGAGATTACCGACTGCCAGCGTCCGCTGCGTGCTCAGACCGCACAGGGCGAGCGCGTGAGCCTTGCCAATAGTGAGGAGATCCCGGCGGGCAGCACCTGCGAGTTTGACGTGATCCTCCTTGACGACAGCCACGAAAAGGTTGTGCGTGAGTGGCTGGATTATGGCCAGCTCCGCGGCATCGGCCAGTGGCGCAACAGCGGCAAGGGCCGCTTTACTTACATTGCCTATGAGGTGAAGGACTGAGAGCAAAGGCATGGCATTGACAGCCCTGATTCGCGGAGGCAAGGCAAGGCTAGGCTAGGCAAAGGCAAGGCGACTCATGGTGATGCAGGGAGATGCTTTGCGAAGGCTATGAGGTGAACTGCTGTGCAGTGGCAGCGCGCTGCGACCTACCGCATCGCGGCGGCACTGAGAAGCACAGACAGGCAAGGCAAAGGCAGAGCAAGGCTGAGAAGCGCGTAGCAACGGCAAAGCATGGCATAAAAAAGCAAAGGCAAGGCGTTGATTAGTCTGGCAATGGAATGGCGAAGCGAAGAAATGCGAGGAACAGCAAGGGCGCTGCATCGACAGGATATGACTGGCAACGGAAAGGCGACGAAAGGGCCCGCGCCGCAGCGGCAAGGTTTTGCTTCGGATGCATTGGCATGGAAGAGAGAAGAAATGCCGAGAGTTGCGCAGCGATGGCATGGCAAAGAGCGGTCAGGCGTTGCGTTGCGATGGCACAGCAAAGAGAAGACATTTTATTAAAAGGAGAAACGAGCATGGACCGCGTGAGCAAAAACGTGAAAGGAACAAAGAACAAAGCTTCCGGCTACTGTTCCACGGGTGCGGCTTCCGGCGACTATTCCACGGGTGCGGCTTCCGGCTACTGTTCCACGGGTGCGGCTTCCGGCTGCTGTTCCACGGGTGCGGCTTCCGGCAAATACTGCAAAGCCGAAGCGTTTGGAAAAGACAGCATTGCTGTTGCAAACGGCGCACACAGTAAGGCACGCGGCGCAATGGGCTGCTATCTGGTACTGACCGAGTATGATAATAACGGAAACATGATCTGTGCCAATATGTCCCAGGTTGATGGGAAAAATATCAAGGAAAACGTTTGGTACATCCTCAAAAACGGCGAGTTTGTAGAGGTCAAGCCGTGAAGAAGCACTACAACAAGCGTTGGCTTGAACAGCGCTGGGATGCAAGGCAGCCGGAACGATTGGAGCACATCCAGCTGAAACGGCAGCTGAGAAAAAAGGAGGGGTGCGGCAGTGAAGCCGAGCATGGGAATTGCAGAATGCTGCCAGATCATGCGGGATAACAACATTTCGGTGAGCGAGCCGATTTTTACTGGTATGATTCAGGCCGGTAGCTTCCCGGCATGGGCGGTGCCGTCTATTGACACCAAGAGCGCCGCTCCGCTGATCTCACGCGCCGGTTTTATGGCGTGGGTGAAGGATTTTTACAAACTTGAGAAGATCTACACAAAGGAGGACCCAAAAGAATGAAACTCAAATCTACTACTTACTACTGGCTGGCTGTCATTTTGGGCGGTGTTGGAATGGGCGCAGCTATGGGCGCAGAGGGCACCGCGCAGACCACCGGATACATCTCCGGCACACTGTTTGCAGTGTCGCTGGTGCTGATTCTGGCAGCTGTTCTGCTGGCTCGTCTGGGCTTTGCAGCAGAGGACAGGGAGAGAGCCGCAAAGCGGCGCAAGTATGGCAAGATCAACCGCACCCACGCCCGCAACCCGGAATATCCGGAGAATCAGGAGCGCGGGGCATGATGACGGCTAAAGAGTACGTTGAGGACAAAGTCAAATCCTACACGCGGCTTGCCGAACGCTGCAAGCGAGAAGCCGAAGCTTCAGACGACATTGTTGTCCGGGCCGGATACTCCGCACGGGCAAACGTCTGGGAGATGTGCGCCGAAGAAATGGACAACGTGCGGGAGATGCTGCAAGAGGAGTCCGGGGAGATCACGTATGTATGACACTGTTCATCATGTCATGTGGTACACCGTGTATGACGCAAAGACCGGAGACCTGATTGCCAGCGGCACGTCCGAGATGTGTGCCCGGCGGCTGGGCTACAAGAGCGCGAACAGCTTTGCGTCTGCCGTCAGCCATGGGCTCAGCGGCAGCCATCGAACTTACAAGTACACATTTGCGCGGGAACGTATCGACCGCAGCGAGGTAGACAGTCTGCCGCCGATACGCCGCAAAAAAAGAAGAGCCTGCCCGTGCTCCAACACGGACAAGCCCAAAGGGTGATGAGTTTCGCCGCCCATCACCACAAAAATAGCACAAAGCAGGAGGTTTTACAAGTGGCGCTTTTGAGAATTTACGATGTGGGGCAAGAGCCGCCAGCGCTTGTTTCGCAACAGCAATTTCCGGTTGCTTCGGATGCAATTGTGATTGCCGATGAACTGGCAAAGAGAAAGCCTGAGCAGCTGTACAGGGTATTTGATGCCGATATGAACGTTGTGTATGCGAGGTGAATATTTATGCAAGAAGAATTAACCGTCCGGGTGGAGCACCCGGAACTGCCCGCGATCCGGTGGAATGAAGCTGAGGTGCAGCAGAACCTGACTGAGATGCTGGCCGCCTACACCGGCCGCGTCTACACCCCGGACACCATCAAGGATGCCAAGGCCGACCGCGCCGCCGTGAACAAGCTGGACAAGCAGCTCAGCGATGCCGCCCGCAGCGCAAAGGCCTTTTACATGAAGCCGTTGGAAGAGTTCTTGCAGAGCGCCAAGCAAATGCAGGGCCAGTGTAAGGCCGTCTCCGGTGCCATTGACCAGCAGGTCAAGGCGGTGGAAGAAGCCGAACGGCAGGACAAGGCCGACGCCCTGCGGACTGTCTATGCGGACTGCATCGGCGAGCTGCGGGAGATGATCCCATTTGACCGCCTGCTGGTGCCGCAGTGGCTCAACAAGACCTATGATCTGGCAAAGGCCGGCCGGGAGCTGCGCAAGAGCGTGGAGACCCGGCGGGAGGAGCTGCGTCTGATCCGGGAGACCTGCGGAGAGGACGCAGAGGCTTGCACCACGGAGTATCTGCGTGAGCTGAATCTGAACGCTGCCCTTGTGGAGCATAGCCGCCGCCAGAATGCCCGGGACGCCCAGCGCCGCGCAGAAGCCGAGAGAATGGCCGCAGAACGGGTGCAGGCCACCGCTCCGGTCATCATCCCTCCGACCGATGAAGAACGCCAGATCGTCGCAGAAGCGGCTCAAACGGCGCAGGCAAATGCAGCCATCACGCCGGATGGTAGGTTGGATTTCAGCATGCTTCAGAGATTCGCAGAGCCTGCACAGCAGGAGGCTCCGGTTCGCAAGAAATACAGCTTCTGGGTGGAGTTCACCCGGGAGGACATTGCATGGTTCAAGCAGGGAGCCGCAGAGCGCGGTTTCCGCTATGGTTCTATCAAATAATTTTGGAGGTATTTACTTATGGCACTTACTCGTTCCGGCGCACCCGCGCCTACTTCGTCCGTTTCCAATGCACAGGCTCTGGCAAACCGTTCCGTCCAGAACGCCAACCGTGCAGGCAGCACTGCTATGCAGGCCGCATCCCCGTCCGTTCCGGTGGAGATCACCGGTGCTGACGGTCAGCACTTCACCGTGAGTTTTGGAGACGTGCGCAACTTCATCTGCTCCAAGGCCACCGACGCTGAATGCAAAATCTTTCTGGAGACATGCAAGCAGTATCACCTGAACCCCTTCACCAAAGAAGCCTACCTGATCCACTACGACAACAAAAACGACGACACCGCCAGCACCATCGTGCTGGGCAAGAACTGCTACATGCAGATGGCCGAGCGCAACCCGGCCTATGATGGTTTTGAAGCCGGCGTGATTGTCCTGACCGCAGATGGCCAGCTGCTGAACCGTGAGGGATCTATCGTCTATGATGGAGACGGCAACGAGACCCTTATCGGCGGCGAGACCCTTCTCGGCGGCTGGGCAAAGGTCTACCGCAAGGACCGCACCCGCGCCAGCTATGAGGAAGTCAAGCTCAGCGAGTATGACACCGGCAAATCCCTCTGGAACGGCAAAAAGGCCACCATGATCCGCAAGGTAGCGCTGGTGCACGCCCTTCGTGAAGCGTTCCCGTCTACCTTTGGCGCTCTGTACGATGAGAGTGAGGTGCGTGTGGATGCCGAAAGCACCGCTCGTGAGGTGCCGCCTGAAGAACTGCCGGTGCTGGATCCTTACGCAGGTTCCCACCGTCACCGCAAGACGGCAGGCACCCTGATTCCTGCCCCGGATGCACCCTCTGCAGAGGAAAACGCCGATGATCCGTTTGGCGGTGATGATGCATGATCGTCCAGACCAAGAACGGCATCATGCTGCACGGCGAGATCGCCAAAGACCCGGTGCTCCGGGACGCCGGGCAGAAGCGGGTTCTGAAATTCGACCTGAAAGCCAGCCGCACACAGGATGAATCCGGCAAATGGAAAAGCTTCTTTGTAGGCGTAAACCTCTGGCACGGCATTGACCAGTGGGACGGCATGCTGCAGAAAGGCGATCAGGTCACTGTTTTTGCCCAGAAGCTGAAAGAGCGGGAGTACAACGGTAAGACCTACTACGATGTAGACGCGGATGATGTTCAGCCAGGTGGGCTGGTGACATTCCGTTGGCTGCAGCAGATGATCGACCTGATGGCGCAGCCCGGACCGCCGCTGGAACCTGCAGAACCGGCAGAAGAACCGGAAGGCCTGCAGGGCGCGCAGATGTACCCCGGTGAAAGCCTTGCAGACTACGCACCGCACAGCACCAGCGCTCCGGAAGCGGCTCCTTCTGCCGAGTATGACCCCATCAACGATGATGCCGAAGACCTTCCGTTCTGATTTCGCGAGCTGTGCTATCCGGCTATACGGGCGTGCAAAGGAGGTGAAAGCATACGGCTACCGGAAAAAGATACTACTGGTTGAAACTCAAAGACAGCTTTATGCGGTCTGATGCGGTGGATTTTCTCATGGGGCAGAAGAACGGCGCAAACTATGTGGTGTTGTACCAGATGCTCTGCCTTATGACTATCAACACCAACGGCAGGCTTTCGCGGCAGATCGGTGAAGTGATCATTCCCTATGACGTGGACAAGATTCAGCGCGATACTAAGTGGTTTTCTACCGATACGGTGCGCGTTGCACTGGGACTTTACGCGAAACTTGGGCTGATTTATCAGGAAAAAGACGGCACACTGGTGCTTGCAAACCACTCTGAAATGGTCGGAAGCGAGACCGATTATGCAGCACAAAAAAAGTTGCAAAGAACGAACCAGCGTCAAATTGAAGCAGAATTTTGTGGACAATGTCCACAGGATGTCCACGCAGATGTCCACAAAAATGTCCATACAGATATTAGATATAAGATATTAGATATAGATAAGTCGTCGTCATCTAAAGATGACTCCTCCTATACAGGGACGAGGACGACGAAATATCTGGTGGATTTTTTTCGGGATAACGTTGGCAAGCTGAGCAAGACCGGAGAAGAAGAACTGACCGGATACATAGAGCGCATGGATGCAGATCTTGTGTATGCGGTTATAGACAAGTGCGCAGATCTGGGCGGTAGCAGCTGGGCGTATGTCCGCAAGGCACTGGAAGAAGCGGAAAGACTGGGCTGCAAGACCGCTGAGGAGTATAACCAGCTCTGCCCAATCGGCGGAATCCGGGCAAAAGGCAACCGCGTGGACAGGGCACAGCCGTCCGGGAATGGTATTTTAAGCCCGGAGCTCATGGCACGCAGCCGGGAACGCCTGCGAAACAAAGAAAGGGAGATTGAAAAATGAACGATAAAAGATTGATTGACGCGAACGCTTTGCACAAGCGCATTGAAATGAACCTTCGTGCAAGCAATCCGTTCACTATTGGAGAATGCTGCTATAAGGATGCCCTGAACAGCGTGGACGAGGCCCCAACCATCGACCCGGAAACACTGCAGCCGACATGGCGCGACCCTGACAAGAATCCCCCGAAAGTCGAAGAAGATGTGCTGATTCTGTTTGAAACCGCCTGCGGTGGATATGGGATTACGACGGCTAACTACGAAGATGGCACAGTCTTGTCCCAAAAGAGCGCTTTCTACTGGGAAGAAATTTCCGAGTGGGGAACCTACGATAAAGAAAGCGATGATTACTTTATTCCTAAAGGCTGGTGGGAATATCGTTATTTCAACCAGGATGACATTTACGATAACCGTGTAGATGCTCACGTGGTTGGCTGGATGCCGCTGCCGCCGAAGGAGATTACAAAATGAGCGAATTTATCGACCGCGAAAAAGCCATCGCCAATATCAAAGCGGCATATTGCTGTGGCTGCGAACATTACAACGGCGTAAGATGCCGCGCGTGTCAGATTATGGACGCGATGGATGTGCTGGAAGATGAACCGGCAGTCGTCCCGGATGTCCAGCGCTGGCGCAAGACCGCAGAAGAGCCACCGACTGAGGCTGATGCAAATGATTGTGAAATGGTGCTGGCCGTTGCAACCGGATATATTGGAACTCGGTATCATAAAAATGTTGAAACATGGCCTTTTGATACTGTTGCACTACGTCCGAAAGAATTCCCCATTTGGATGCCGCTGCCTAAACTTCCGGGTGAACGTCCCAAAAAGCTTTACTGGCGTGAAAAAGCATGTACGACAATTTGCCCCGTTTGCGGGTATGAATGCAACGATGATTATTACCTTGACAAATTTTGTCCCGGATGTGGAACACGCCTTTGGTTTAACAGGGAGGAAGCCGAACATGATCAACCTGACATGTAAAGACTGCCCAGACCGGCACCCGATCTGCCACGACAGCTGCCCGAAGTACGCCGAGTACACGCGTCAGCTGAAAGCGCAGCGCATCTACACCAACGCGCACCACGAGGCAGAGCGGATCAGCCGCAACGATTTTGACAAAGAAGGATGGATGGGAGGAAGAAAACGATGAAGGTGCTGATTGCCTGCGAGGAATCGCAGGAGGTGTGCAAGGCGTTTCGTGCAAAGCCAGAAGCAAAACCGCGCCGGGCATTGCAAAAGCCATGGCCGAGCAATGGGGGTAAAAAATGAAAACCGTACAGGAGATTATGGCTGAAAATGGCTCTTTGGCAAACATCGAGCGTTTTCAGACGATGCAAAAGTGGGATTACAAGCGCAAGGTGGAGCACGCGCAGGAAATGGCCGAGGCATTCTACTACTGGGCAAAAGAGCACGACAAGGGCGTGCACCTGTCCGTGGGCGGTCTGGATTCCATCACGTTGCATTACTTCTTAGAGAGCATTGGGTTGCCTGTCACCTGCGTGTCCTGCTCCTCGCTGGAAGGCAAAGGCGTACAGCAGGTGCACAAGCAGATGGCGGCAGAGATGGAGGCCGAATATAAAAACTGGATGGGCGATGGTGAAGCGCCGTCTTTCGTGTTCCTGAAGCCGCTGAAAAGCAAGGTGCAGGTCTTGCAGGAATTTGGCTGGCCGGTCATCAGCAAGGAAAAGGCAGGCAAGATCATGCTGTTGCAAAACCCGACAGAGCAAAACGCAACCGTGCGGCATGCGATCATCACCGGGGAAACCGGCGAATACGGCGGCTGGCAGAAAAATAGCCGGATGAAGCTGCCACAGAAGTGGCTCGACCTGTTTGGCGGTGCAGATGCAGAGGGCGCGGCACTTGGGTATCAGGCGGCCCCGTTCAAAGTATCAGACCGCTGCTGCTACTACCTCAAGGAAAAGCCCTGCAACGACTGGGCACGGGACCACAACAGTGTGCCCTACATGGGCCTTATGGCCAGCGAAGGCGGGCGGCGCGAAAAGAGCCTGAAGATGCACGGTTGCAACTACTTCGGAAAGACGACCACTCGCAGCGCCCCATTTGCGATCTTTGATCGGCAGGACGTTTTGCAGCTTGCACTTGACCTAGACGTGCCCATTCCCGCCGAATATGGTGAGATCGCGAAGGATAGAGACGGCAAGCTGTACACCACAAAGGCACAGCGCACCGGCTGCACCATGTGCGGCTTTGGGATCCACATCGAGGGCAGACCGCACCGGTTCGACGTTCTGCGGGAGACGAACCCCAAAGAATGGGAGTTCTGGATGAAGCACGTCTGCCGGGACGAAAACGGCAACTGGTACGGCTGGGGCCGCGTGCTGGACTACATCGGCATCGGCTGGGAAGATGTACCGGAGCAGGCTGTGCAGATGCACATTGACGATCTGATTGGAGGGAACTTGTGAAATTAACCCTCTACGGTGACCCCCGCACAAAGAAAAACAGTGCACGCATCCTAAAAAGTCAATCAGGCGGGCGATTTGTGGCCCCTAGCAAGGCCTACGTTGATTATGAGATGGACTGCATGCGGCAAATCAAAAGGCCGCGCAGCCCCATTTCTGCCCGTGTGAACGTGAGGTGCGTGTACTACATGAAGACCGCCCGCCGGGTTGATCTGGCAAACCTCATCGAGGCGACCACGGACATTCTGGTGAAAGCCCGCGTACTGGAGGACGACAACAGCAAGATCGTTGCCGCCCACGACGGCAGCCGGGTGGAGCTTGACCGGGAGAATCCCCGGGTGGAAATCGAGATTGAAGAAATGGAGGAGTAAAATGCTTGATATGCTATTTGAAATTGCAAGCACGCTGTTCATGGCAACACTTGCGGGATTTTTCATCTGGTTTGTTCTTAGCGATGGCAACCCAATTGAATATTTCAAGCGGTGGCTCAACCGCAACAAACATTGCCTTTGCGACCGGTGCGTTTTCTTAAATCAAAAATTTGGGGCGTCAGAATTCGGATATCACTATATCTGCCGGAGAAGTGACAAAGACGAAGGATACATAAATCCGCCCGAATATTGCAACGATTTTGAAGAAAGGAGCAACAATGACCCGCACATGGATATCTGACACCGACACGCCAAAGCCAGACAGCGGCGTGGACTACCACACCGTCAAGTCGTGGTTTAAGCAGCTTCGGACTATGGACGACCGAATTGACCGTATCCAGCTGGACATCCGGCAAGCGCACGACAATGCCACGAAGTGCACCGCCAGCATGACCGGAATGCCCGGCGGATCCGGGCACGGAGACAAAATCGGGCTTTGCGCCGAGGAAACAGACGAAAAGGAGCGCAAGATGAAAGAGCTGCAATCCGAGCTCGAAGTTTTGCGGATGGAAGCAAAGCGCCGAATCAAGTACATTGCGGGCACCAAAAGCAGTGACATGATGCAGGCATGCTTGTATGGCTACTACGTCCAGAACCAAAAGCAGGTCGTCGTGGCCCGCAGTCTTGGTCTGCCAAACGAAAACCGCGTTTCTTTGTATGTGCGGGATGGATGCAAGCAGCTTGCGCAGATTTGGCACCAATTTATGTAATTTTCTTACATGTTGTCGTTATTGTTGTTACATGTGAGATGTGATAGAATTGGTATAAGCGGAACCGCCGAAAGCGGTGAGACGCTTGCCACGCAGCCTCCGAAACGTGTCCCTTCTTGGCATTTTCCTCCTTTTCTGCTTGCAGGTACCGGGCTTTGCTCTCCTTCACGTTTCGCGGGCTGCTTCTATGCGATACACTGAAACAAAGGCAGCCTGCCGCTCATGAGAGACAGGAGGCGGTTCGATTCCGCCGTATCGCACCGTATGGCGCATGGACTAGACAACCCGCAAGGCCGCACGTGTAACCTCCCGTGCCAAGAAAAGGCCTTAGAATCCTTGACAAGGTGTAGCTTTCCTGACAGGATGTGCGCCAACCAACAGCCCCGGCGGCGAACCGGAGCTGTTTTTATATGGCCGCCTGAGCGCAGTTTGGAGCGCGGCGCGTGTGTGTAGACACGGCTGGTTCGATTCCAAGGGCGGCTTTTTATATTCCCGTAGCTCAAGTGGTAGAGCAGCGGTCTCCAAAACCGCATGTTGCAGGTTCGAGCCCTGCCGGGAGTGCTTGCGTGCCCTATGAGGGGGCCGCGCAATAGCGGGGCATCCGGCCGCGAAAGTTCCGAATGCAGCAGCGCCCACCGTTTGACGCCTGTCCAACGAACTGAATGCACGGGCGCTGCTTATATGCCGTCATAGCTCAACTGGCAGAGCGACGCCCATTTAAGGCGGGACAACGTTGGTGACACCACGGGAACATCACTGCACAGCCAACCACTGCGCACATCCATTCCGTGGGTGCTGGTTCAAATCCAGCTGGCGGCACATTCGATATTCTGACCGTTCGGATTTCCGAGCGGTTTTTCTTTTGCACAAGTTTAGAGAGGTGGTGGCGGTGAGCGCAAAGCGGCTGACAGACAGACAAAAAAAGAAGATCATTGCTGATTATGTGCAGCTGCAGAGCTACGCCAGAACCGCCAAACTGAACGACGTGGCAGAAAGCACTGTGCGGAAAATCGTGAAAGATAATCCCAAGTGCGCGGATTTGTGCGCCTTAAAAAAAGAGCAGAACACGCAGGACATGCTTTCCTACTTAGGCAGCAAGCGCGGGGAAGCACAGGATCTTCTCGGGCTGTACCTTCGGGCGATGGCAAACAAGGACAAGATCGCAGAGGCAACGTTGCCGCAGCTGTCCACGGCGTTTGGTACCATCGTGGACAAGTTTGCTATGCTGGGAGACCAGAGCGGCATAGAAGCACCGGATGATGGCCTGCTTGAGGCTCTGAGCGCTGCCGCAGACATCAGCCCGCCGGATGACGTGGAGATGCTGCCGGAGGAAGAGGACGACCATGCGGAAAAGTAACGGTTTTCGCTGGAAAGCCCTCAGCCAGCGGCAAAAGCAGGTCTTGAGCTGGTGGACGCCGCAGAGCGCATACAGCGGCTACAACGGCATCATTGCCGATGGCGCTATCAGATCTGGCAAGACCTTTGCCATGAGCTTCTCTTTCGTTCAGTGGGCCATGACCTGCTACAGCGGCCAGCAGTTTGCCATGTGCGGCAAGACCATTGCCAGCTTCCGGCGCAACGTGCTGGGCACACTCAAGCAGCAGCTTGCAGCCCGTGGCTACAACGTCAAGGAACACCGGGCAGAAAACTGTATGACCGTCAGCAAGGGCGGAAAAGCCAACGAATTTTACTTTTTTGGCGGCAAGGATGAGAGCAGTCAAGACCTGATCCAGGGCATCACCCTCGCCGGGGCGTTCTTTGACGAGGTGGCCCTGATGCCGCAGAGCTTCGTCAATCAGGCCACAGCCCGTTGCTCTGTCACCGGGTCAAAGTTCTGGTTCAACTGCAACCCGGGCAGCCCGCAGCATTGGTTTTATCTCGAGTGGGTGCGCAAGTGCCGTTCCCGCAAGATGATGTATCTCCATTTCACGATGGACGACAACCTGTCACTTTCCGAGGACATCAAGGCCAGATACCGCAGCCAGTACAGCGGCGTTTTCTACCAGCGCTACATTCTGGGCCTGTGGACGGTGGCTGAGGGCCTTGTTTATGACATGTTCGACCGCAAGAAGCACGTTGTTGATGTACTTCCGGAGCTGTCTCCAAAGAGCAGCTATGTGGCGTGCGACTTTGGAACCCAGAACGCAACGGTTTTTTTGCTGTTCCAGAAGCAGGCAGATGCAGACTGCTGGATCGTCACCCGGGAGTACTACTACAGCGGCCGCGAACAGAAGCGGCAAAAGACCGTGGGCGAGTATGTTGCAGACCTCAAGGCATGGCTGAATGGTCTCAAGCCGGAGAGGATCATTGTGGACCCGTCGGCCCTGCCGCTGATCACAGAGCTGCGTAAGAACGGCTTTACCAAGACCCCAGCAAACAACGACGTTCTGAGCGGCATTCTGGACGTACAGACCATGCTGCAGACCGGGCGGCTGAAAATATACAAAGACTGCAAGCACACGCTGGAAGAGTTCGGCGTGTACGCTTGGGATCCAGATAAAGACGACACCGTGCTGAAGGTCAACGACCACTGCATGGACGCTATCCGCTATTTCGTGCGCACAAAGCGCCTTGTGAAACTGAGGGATTGATTTTGAGCACTGTATACACATTCCAGACCTTCCAGCAGGCGCAAGCCGCCGGGGAACAGCCTGATTTCATCCGGCAGTTCGTGCAGCAGCACTGCAGTTCCGGACCGTACAAGATGGCGCTGGATGCCGACCTGTACGACGCACAGAAAAACCCGGGGGCTGAACGCTTCGCTCAGGCTTACGCTTTGATGCTGAAACGCCTGTCCAAAAACACACGGCAGGACACCCCCCGACCTGATATGGTCAAGAGCAATCTTTTCCGGCGGCTCAACAAGCAGCGGGCGACCTACTCCCTCGGCAACGGCGTAGTCTTTGCGGACGATGGCGTGGATAAGGGCAAGCTTGGGCAGAACTTTGATGAGCAGATCCAGAAGGCTGGATATTTCGCCCTGATTCACGGTGAGAGCTTCGGCTTCTGGAACAACGACCATCTGGTGGTTTTCAAGCTGACTGAGTTCGCGCCCCTGTACGATGAAAAGACAGGCCTTTTGCAGGCAGGCGTGCGATTCTGGCGGCTGAACCCGGACACGGATATGCACTATATCCTGTACGAGCTGGACGGCTTTACCGAGTACACGGAAAGCAAAATCGGCAGCACGATGCAGGAGACAACGCCGAAGCAGGCATACAAGAGCGTGACCGTCACCACACCCGGCGGCGGGCTGGAAAGCGTGGAAGGCGAAAACTACAGCGCTCTTCCCATTGTGCCGCTGTGGGGATCCGACCTGCACCAGAGCACCCTTGTGGGGCTGAAAGCCTACATCGACAACACTGATCTGGTGATGTCCGGCTTCTGCAATGACCTGCAGGACTGCGCGCAGATTTACTGGCTGTGCGAGAACTTCAACGGCATGACCGATGATGAACTCGTGGAGCACCTCACTAAGCTGAATCTGTACCACATTGCAGGCGCAGACACCAGCGAGGGCGGCAAGATCACCCCCTACACCACCGAGATCCCTGTGACGGCCCGGCAGACTCTGCTGGAGCTGCTCCACACCCGGGTGTATGAGGACTTCGGCGGTCTGGATGTGCACTGCGTCAGTGCGGACAGCACCAACGACCATCTGGATGCAGCCTATGAACCGCTGAACCAGAACGCGGACGACTTCGAGGCGCAGGTCAAGCCGTTCATCCGGCAGATCTGCGCACTGGCTGGCTTTGACAACGCTATGCCGACATTCAACCGCAGCAAGATCACCAACACTGCCGAACAGGTCAGCATGGTGATTTCTGAGGCGTCAATCATCGGGCATGACATGGCCATTGACCTGCTGCCCAACCTGACCCCGGAACAAAAGGAGCAGGCCAAGGCCGCGCTGATGGCTGAGAGCGCAACGAGAGAGACCACGGACGAGGAGGACGAAGACGATGGCGAATCTTAAAATCCCGATGGAGGGGAAAATCGAAATCGAGCTTTCAGAAGAAGCAAAAGATATTCTTCTGCGCTTTATTTCTGCTGTTGAGCTGCTGCAGGGAACGACTATTGATGTCACAAGGCAAAACGTGCGGATGGTCGGCATTGATGCGTTTGGACGACCGCAGTTTGAAAAAGAGGAGGAAAACGAAGATGGCACTTTACCGAGTTCCAATTAAGTGGGAGCAGCGCGGATATTTACTTGTCCATGCCGAGAGCCAAAGCCAAGCAGCTGAGGCGGCATTGAATAAAATGGACGTTTACCCGCTGGACAGCGAGCCAATCCCCGGAAGCCTTAAGCTTGCATTTCCTTCCGAAAATGCGGGTGAATACGTTTCGAGAGTAGCTGATGGATTTGAAAGCTAATGACCGTGACCGCGTCTCTACCCGCCAACTGAACCGCCTGCGCCGCCGTATCCTCCGGGTGTACGGCACTGCCCGCCGGGAGATGCAGGAGCAGTTGACCGAGTTTTTAGCCAAGTACAAAGCGCTGGATGAGCGCAAACGGGCGCAGCTGGACGCGGGCGAGATCACCGAAGAGGACTACCGCATCTGGCTGCAAAATCAGGTCTTTCAGTCCGATTTGATGCACGCCAAGCTGGACGGCATCACGCAGACCTGCACCACAGCCCAAGAGACGGCCTACAAGCTGGCCCGGGACGAGCAATACAATATCTTTTCCTTCGGCGCAAACTGGACTTTCTACGAGCTGGAACAGGCCGCAGGCGTGGCGTTCGGGCTGACCCTATACAACACCGAAGCGGTCAAGCTCCTGCTGAAGGAGAATCCCCGCATGGTGCCCAACAAGCGCATCAAGAGCGAGAGCAACCGCACCTATGACGCACGGGTGTTCAACCGCTACGTCATGCAGGGCATCGTGCAGGGCAAGGGCGTCCACGACATCGCCGTGCAGGCCGTGAATGGCATGGCTGATACAGAGATCCACTGGGCCATGAACAACGCCATCACAGCCCTTACCAGTGCCCAGAATGCAGGGGCTTTGCAGCAGATGCGCAACGCCCAGGCTTTGGGCATTGAGGTCAAAAAGCGGTGGAACTCCATCCACGACTACCGTACCCGTGAGATGCACCGCCTACTTGACCAGCAGACGGCAGAGCTTGACGAGCCGTTCAAGGTCATGGGTTACGAAATACAGCGCCCCGGCGACCCCAACGCCGCCCCGGAGATGGTTTACCACTGCCGCTGTGTGCTGTCCTCTGCGCTGGGCAAGTATCCCCGGCAGAACGCCATGCAGCGAGACAATGTGACCAAAGAGACCACCCCCGTCATGGATTACACCGAGTGGTATAAATCCAAGGGCGGCAAAGAGAAAGAACAGATGTGGTGGGCCGAGGAACGCAAGAGGAAGAGGGCGAAAAAATGAATTCTGCCGAAAATTTCGAGAAGATTGCAAAGGCATTTTACAATGCCGGCGGAACCGCCAAAAATTTCGCCGAAGCGGTCAGGAAAGCTGAAAAGGCAGCGAACCGGCCCGATTGGCCGAAAACTTATTTTGAAAGCAAGAGAAAGAGGAAGATTGCAAAGCATGAAAAATAAGAAGTTTGGGATTGTTGTAATCAACGATGACTTTTTCTTGAACTTTTGCCGTGATTTTAAGCCCCCGTGTGGTTACATTAAGCCAAAACACGCGCGGCCTTCCTACGGAAATGGCGCAAAGCCGCATGGAGCACACAAACGCCTTATTAGGACAATGGAAGGAGTCAGAAAAAGAAAGAAGGGATGAACCGTGATTCTGCCGATGGAAAACACCGAGAAAATGATTTTTCCGGGTGTTGGCAAGTATGGCATCCCTGAAATCAAGCCGGAAACGGACGTCCGCATTGACAAGCTGGAATGGATCCCGGTCAATTATGCACTGACGGCCAAAGACAAGGCCACAAAAGGCGTGCATTTTTACAAGGACGATTACCAGTTTGAACGGTTCTGGAACAACCCGGACAAGTATATCCCACTTTTGCAGCAGTTCGGTGCGGTATGCTCGCCGGATTTTTCGCTTTACAGCGATATGCCGCTTGCGGTGCAGCTTTTCATGCACTACAAAAAGCACTGGCTGGCGGCATACTGGCAGGCGCACGGCATCCACGTCATTCCAACGCTCTGCTGGTGCGGTGAGCAAAGCTATGACTGGTGTTTTGACGGAGAGCCCAGAAACGCCATCGTGAGCATTTCGAGCCACGGCACACAGTCTGACCCATACGAAGCAGAATGCTTTGCCAAGCATTGCCGAAAGGCGCTGGAAGTGTTGCAACCGAGCAGCATTTTGTGGTACGGCAAGTGCCCGGCGGAATTTGACTGGAACGTGACCAAAATCAAGCCATTTCAATACGAGAGGAGGCATTACCGTGAGTAAACGAGGTTCGGGCAGCTCTGCGAGAGCGGGCGGATTTTCTATAACAATTCAAGGAAAAGAGAAAATTTACTTTCAGGCAGCAGGCGGAGAATTTCGAGAACTCCGGGACACTAATAATGTTATTTCAAAAGAAACGGCATCAAAACTTTTGAAAAACGAAAAAGCAAAACCGATCTCAAAAGCGGAAATGAACAAAATTAAAGAAGCGCGAAAGAAAGACCGTGCAGCAACACCAGATTATGAGCTTGGTTATGGGACTGGCCCGGGTGGAAGCATTGACCTGGCGGCGAGAAAAGCCGCCCGTACTTCTCGACTGGCTGGACGCGTTTCAAAAAGGCGAAGATAAATGAAATTTGAATACAACATCAAATTCACCGACAACACCCCACAGCTGCATGAGGCTCTGGACTCATGGGCGGAGCGGGTGCTGACCATCTGGGGCATGAAGGTGCAGGACTACGCCCAGCTGCTTGTGCCTACTGGCACGGCAGACAGCACGGGCATTGAAGGCTACGTGGGCGGTGCGCTCAAGCAGAGCCTGACCTTTGCCGTAGACCTTGCCAAAAAGACCGTGACCATCGGCAGCAACCTGTTTTACAGCGTCTATGTGGAGCTTGGCACGGGTATCTTTGCCGAGAAAGGCAACGGACGGCCCACGCCGTGGGTCTGGAAGGACTTCAACGGAAAGTGGCACTTTACCCGGGGCATGTCCCCCCGCCCATTCCTTCGCCCGGCGGTGGAAGAACACATTGACGAGCTGCGAGAGATCGCGGTGAAAGAAGGAAACAAGGAGGTATAAGGATGACAGAGCTTGAAAGCTTGAGCGCGCAGCTTGAAGCTGCTGTGAAAATGCAGGCAAACGCAGAAAGTCTTTATCATAAGTCTGCCGAAAAAATTGAAAAACTCAAAATGCAGATGCTTGAGGTGAAGGAAAAGAACAAGCCCAAGGCTGCAAAAGTCGAAGAGTTGTTTGCGGCTGGTGTTCAGGCACGCAAAGCGCTTCAGGAGATGTGTGATAACACATACGGCGAGGGAAAAGCCAAAATTTCTGTTTTTGTCTATGTTCCGGCCGAAGCGCAGGACTATCCGACAGACACAGACTGCGAATTTTCGCTCTAAAACTAAATACTTAGCGGTTGGCGCACAGCGTCAGCCGCTTTTTTATGCCGCTTCAGCTCAGGTTGGCAGAGCACCGGACTTTTAATCCGGGGGCCGTGGGTTCAAGCCCCACAAGCGGCACCACACCGGCAGCACGTCCGGCAAATAAACCTTATTGCCAAGCATGGCAGCCCGAGCAAGGGCAGAAAGGACTAACACATGGCACTCGAACGCAAAACTCTCCGGGAGATTCTGGAAGATGAAACGACCGACACCAGCGGCAAGCTCAAGAAAATTCTGGACGTGCTGCATAAGGAAACGGACACTTTGCAGAACCAGCTCGATGAGAAGGACGCAGCCCTCGCCAAAGCCGAAAAAGACCGGGACGCAGCCAACGGCGGCAAGGAAGCCGCTGAAAAGGCGCTGAACGACTACAAGGCCCAGCAGACCCAGAAGGACACCCACGCAGCCAAGGAAGCAAAGTTCCGGGAGCTGCTGAAGTCCGCCGGGGTGCTGGACAAGTATGCTGATCGGGTCGTGCGGCTGTCTGGCGAGGATATCGACAAGCTGGAGCTGGACGATAAGGGCGAGGTCAAGGACGCCAAGAAGCACGCCGACAGCCTGAAGACTGACTGGGGCGACTTTGTGGCTACGACCACGACCACCGGCGCAAAGGTGGACACCCCGCCCACCAACAACAGCGGAGTCTCCAAAGAGGACTTCGCAAAAATGAGCCTTGATGCCCGTATCAAGCTCAAAAACGAAAACCCTGAGCTGTATCAGCAGCTGAGGAAAAAGTAAGAAAGTGAGGACATTTTATGGCAGATACTTTTGGCGGTTTCCCGTTTGATGTGGAAGTTTTCGGCGATTATATGGCCGAGCAGAACACCATCGACACCAGCATCGAGGCATCCGGCATCATCAAGGATGACGCCTCTATCATGGGTCTCATCGGTGAAAAAGGCAATGTGGCAACCATCCCGTTTTATACCGAGCTGGATGCGACTGCTGATGCTCCCCTGAACAACGACGGCATGACCAACAACACCCCGACCGAGATTTCTGGCAACAAGCAGACCACTATGCTGATTCAGCGCATGAAGGCATGGAAATCTCAGGATTTCACAAAAGAGCTGACGGGAGCCGACCCGATGCAGCACATTGCAAATCAGGTTGCACACTACTACCGGCAGGTATGGCAGAACGTTACCATGAAGATTACGGACGCTGTTCTGTCTACTACGGACCTGAAGAAGCACATCTATGACATTACTGCCATCGGCGATGGCAAGGTTGCCCCGGAGTCTCTGATCTACGCCCAGCAGGCTGCTTTTGGAGACAAGCAGATGTCCAACGGCTTGATGGTGATGAACTCCATCGTTTTTGCAAAGTACCTGGCTGCAAATCTGGTGGAATTTGAAAAGTACACCACACCCGGCGCACTCTCTCAGCCTGCAACGCTGGCCCGTATTGGCGGCATGGTCGTGATCCGAAACGATGCTTACACCACGACCAAGGTAACGGGGAACAGCGGTCAGGTCGATGCTTACAAGACATACATCATCGGCGAGGGTTCTTTTGTTGGTTGCCGTAAAACCAACTACGAAAACCCCTATTACACCGATTACGACCCCGAGGACAAGGCTGGCGTCCAGAAGCTGTACACCAAAGAGGGCCGAGTTATCCACCCCAACGGCATGAGCTTCAAACAGGACAACGTCAGTGGTGCATCTCCTACGGATGCTGAGCTGTCTGCAAAGGCGAACTGGGAACGCCGCATGAAGCTGGAGAACATCCGCATCGGGCAGATGCTCTCTCTGGGCTAAACAGGAGGTGACCCCCATGACCGTCCCCGAGCTGTGCGTTTACACGCACAATTTTTTTGACCGGGCGGACGACCCCGTTGCCGGGGAGTTCGCCTTTGAGCCGGACACCGTGCCCGCCGGGGTAGTGCCGGGGCAGTATTTCCTCGTGTGCGGATCCATCTTCAACAACGGCGTGCACAAGGCCGGGGACGGTGATCTGACCGCCGAGACCTTCACCGGGACGGTGCAGCCCATGCGCGTGCCGCCTGATTTTGTGGCGCTGGCTGAAAAAATCGACGCATACGACAAGGCGCTCCCGGCCGGCGGCGTGTATGTGTCTCAGTCCTTTGCCGGGTGGTCCGGCACGATGGCTACAGGCGCGGACGGCCTGCCCGCAGACGGCAAGACCCGCTATAAATCCGAAATCAATCATTGGAGGAAGATGTGACATGGTCAATCCGTTCGCTGCATCCACCGTGATGCAGAGCTTTACCCAAAAATACCGCTTTCAGACCCGCAGCTATGAGCCGGACGGCGTGGGCGGCTTTGTTTCCGGCTGGAAGGACGGCCCCGAGTTTGAAGCCGTGGAGCGCCACGACACCACTGTGGAAGCTCAGGTAGCAGAGCAGGCCGACACGGCATCTACCTATACCCTGCTGGTCAAGACCGGCGTGCCGCTGGCATTCCCGGACTACATCAAGCGGGTGATCGACGGCCAGACCTTCCAGATCACCAGCACGGCAGATGAGGGCAAAGCCCCGCCGGAATCCGGCATGGGGCTGCGGGCCGTCAAGTGCAAAAAGGCGGTGCTGCCGTAATGGGACCGTCTGAGAGCATCAACCGAGCGCTGAACACGTTTTTCAACGGCTTTGGCATCCCGGGCTATCTGGAAGATAACATCCCTCCTGCCGCTTCACTGCCCTATCTGACCTACAAGCCCACCATCCCCGGCGGGTGGAACGAAACGGCATCCTTCCACGCCCGGCTGTGGTACCCCAGCAAGGGCGGCAGAGCCCCCATCCTGCAAAAAGAAGATACGATCAGCGCAGCCCTCGAGGACAGCATAACGCTTTCCTGTGAGGGCGGCGCTATTCTTTTGCAAAAAGGCACCCCATGGGCACAGCCCCTCGACAACCCGCCTGAAGGGTATCTGTGCGAATACCTCAATTTTGAAATCACGCAATTTTGCGAGTAAGGAGCAATATGGCAAGAAAGTTTACCAAGATCAGCGCAAAAGCATTCGAGTCCATGCAGATCAATGCCGGTGTCGTGCTGAACAAATTTGACCCGTCCGGCACGACCGAGATCCAGGACGCAGACATCATCTGCGCCACCTCCGGCGGCGTGACGGCAGAGTGCAAGCCCAACATCACCGACCTTGGCGATGATGTGGACAACTGCCAGAAAAACACCGCAGAGCTGATGCGGATCGAGGACTACGACTGCACGCTGGCCTTTACCGCCCTGAACGTCACAACGGACGTTATCAAGCTGGCGCTGGGCGCTGCGGATGTGAGTGACAAGAAAGTCACGCCCCGTATGACGCTGAATCCCACCGCCAGCACCGGAGACTTCAAGGACATCTGGTGGGTGGGCGATACCATCGACGGCGGCTTTGTGGCCGTCAAGCTGATGAACGCACTCTCCACCGGCGGCCTGTCCCTCAAGACCACCGACAAGGGCAAGGGCAATCTGTCCGTCACCTTGACCGGCTGCCCCCGGATGGGTGACGACGCCGTGCCTATGGAGTGGTACTACAGCCCCAAGGCCGCAGCATAAGGAGGACACCGCATGAAATTTTTGACAGAGCTGTCCGATGAAGAGTTTCTGCGCCACTGCTGGCAGATCGCCGATGTGGCAGAGGAGGTCTTGGAAAAATCCAAGATCATGGAGCTGCGCAAGGTTCTGCCGGTTCTGACCGGCGAGGAAACGCCGGAGGAGCTGGAACAGAAGAAGAAGGAGCAGGCAAAAAAGAACATTCAGGCTATGGCAAAAAGCTTGCTGTTCGACAATGCCGCTGCCACCGCAAAGCTGCTTCCGTTGCTCTATGAGCCGGACGTGGATGAAAACGGGGTGGTTGAAAACATCGGCCCGTTCAAGAAGATGCGCGCGGTAAAAGAGCTGCTGAACAACGATGATGTGATGGATTTTTTGCTCTGGTGTCTGCCGTTGGTGCTGGCGGGTACAGACGCCTGATTTCTTCCATCAGCCCGGACGCGCTGCGGCTGTTTGGCAGGCCGTATATTTTGCAGCACTGCCTGAACGCTTTGCGGCAAGAGCGCATCACACTCAGCTATCAGGCGTACATGACGGACGCTCTGGCGCACCTTATAGGCGCGGAAGAGCGGTGGTACGACATGGTGGCCGGGCTTGTGGAAAACCGCCCACAGCCGCCGCAGCCGTCCGCTGATGAAGTGATAGCACACATTAAAAATGGCCTGAACGGGGGTGATGGAACCTGAAACTTTTTGAATTGAGCGCCACCCTCGGGCTGGACGACAGCGCCTACCGGCAGGGCATCCAGAATGTGCAATCCGAGACGAAAAAGACCGTTTCTTCGCTGTCAGGAGAGTACAGCAAGGCCGCAAAGGCCGTAGTGGAGCTGACCAGACGCTACAACGAATCGGTGGGCAAGACCGGCAAAGCGTCCTCTGAGACCAAAAATCTCAAGACCATGTTAGCACAGGCAGAAGCGCAGCTCAGGGCAACCACGACCGCGCTGAAAGCCGCAAACAACGGCATGGATGGCTTTGCCAGCTCCACGGATAAAGCGTCCGGCAAGTCTCTGGCCGGTGCTATTGCACAAGGCACGGTCATGGCGGGCATTTTCTCGAAGCTCGGCTCTGCTGCACTCAGTGCCGCAGAGGGGTTCATCTCTTCCGGCATCGAGTATAACGCCCAGATCGAGAAATACACCACCGGCTTTACCAATATGTTGGGCAGCGCGGAAGCCGCCCAGCAGGTCATGAGCCAGATCCAGGAAGACGCGGCAAAAACCCCGTTTGATGTCGAGTCCCTGACAAAGGCGAACCAATACTTGATCTCTGCAGGCGAGAACGCTTCCTATGCCCGCAGTACCATCATGGCACTGGGCGACGCGGTCTCTGCGACCGGCGGCGGCAACGACGAGCTGAACCGCATGTCCCAGAACCTGCAGCAGATCGCCAACACCGGCAAGGCTACAACGGCTGATATCAAGCAGTTTGCTTATGCCGGCATCGACGTATACGGCATTCTGGCCGACTACACAGGCAAGTCCACCGCTGAAGTGCAGAAGATGACCATCAGTTATGATCTTCTGACGCAGGCTTTGCAGGCTGCTTCCGAAGAGGGCGGGCGTTACTACAACAGCATGGACACCCAGAGCCAGACCATGAATGGCCGCGTGTCTACCCTGAAGGACAACGTGAGCCAGCTGACGGGATTGCTGACCGGCGATTTATCCAGCGGCGTCGGCGTTGTAATCGGCAATCTGAACGACATGCTCGTCGCAGCACAGGAAGCTTACAAAACGGACGGCTGGATTGGTCTCGCAGGCGCGATCACCGGCCTGACGGAGCCTATCAACACGGCAAAAAACGCTCTCAAGGACTTCGCAAGCAAAGCCACCACATGGCTGGATCAGCTGAGCTACAAGCTCAACCGTTTTCTCGGAAAAGCCGCCACAGCAGACTTCGATACCTACGAAGAGTACGCGGATGCAAATAACCGGAAGAGTAACCGTAACAGGATGCGGGAAAATGCATTAAATGGCATTGGCATCAGCAACAAGAGCTGGTCGGAGCGTCAGGCGGAGCTGGCGGCAGCCAGCGGCAACGGCGGCAGCTCCATTACAACCAGCCCGTCTGGTTCTTCCACTGGCAAAAGATCCAGATCCTCCGGCTCCAAGTCCACCACCGAAACTGTCATTTCGTCCATCTCCAGCACGGCTACGACCACCGCGCAGAATGCGCTGGGCACCGTGACCACCAGCATCCAAACCCTCACCGAAAAGGTCAAGGACAGCGCGGGCAAAATCAAAGACCGCATCACCGAGACCACCACAACGACCGGAAAGGAGATGGTGAACGGTGTTGCCACGACCTTTAAGCAGGTCGAGACCAAAGTCAACGGCACGGTCACAAAGGTCACAAAGACCTATGACGACATGTCAAAAACGCTGCTGGGCACCTTTACCAACGTCTCGGAAACCACCTTTGACGGCATCACCACAAAGGTGCAGCAGGCGGTGGAAAAGTACGCGGACGGCAGTGAGCATATCAAGAAGACCGTCACAGAGACCGGCCAGCGCATCGGCGAAAACGGCGCGGAGACCTACGAGAAGATCATCACCTACATCGACGGAATTCAAGACAAGGTGACGGAGACCTCCAACGAGATCGACAAGAGCGTAAAGGGCACCCAGAGCCGCATTGACCAGCAGCTGAGCGAGGCTTCCGGCCAGCTGGATAAGGGCATTTTCGGGCTGGTAAAGAACACCTTCAAAGACGCCAAAAACGGCGACTGGGCAAGTCTTGGGTTGGATTTTGTCAATCTGATCTGGGGCGAAGTGTCGCAGGGACAGCGTAATGTGATCTCTGATTGGCTCAATAAGGCACTGACCGCGGTCAATGAGGGCTACTTCAGCGGCGGCATCGGCAAGGCGCTGGGGTCTATCCAGAGCATTTTCACAAACGGAATTACTGCCGGAGTGGATGGCGCTACTACGTCTGTAAAGGCGTTCTCTGAGATCGTGCAGGGCCTTGCAGGCTCCGGCGGCGTGGGCGGCACTCTGGGCAGCATCGTCCAGAGCTTTTCCGGCATGGCAGGCGGCATCACCTCTGCACTGGGCAACATCGTGTCCTTTGTGGCAGCGAACCCCGTCCTTGCCCTGATCCTGGGCGTGGGCGCAGTCGCTGGCGGCATTGGCCTTGCCATGTGGATGGACAAGAAGAATAATCAGAAGCCTGTCAGTCACTACCAGAGTCCCTTTGACAAAACCGGTGTGTATGACAGTCTGGGCACCTTCTCCACCCGTGCGGCCCTGCAGTACCGCGTTACCGGCCAGCAGTCCATTGTTGACCGGCAGACCAGCATTCTGGAACGCATCGAGGGGATGCTGGACGAGCATCTGCCTGACATCGGCAAGGGTCAGGTGGTCATGGACTCTGGCGAGCTGGTGGGCGTACTGTCGCCCCGCATGGCGACCAACGTAGATGCACGCATCGGCGTGACAGTGGAACGGAAAGCGAGGGGTGTGTAATGGCAAAGCTTCTGGGGGCAAAAATCGGCAATTTTCACACCCTGACAGATTGGGGGCTGTACCTCAAGGTAGGCAGCCCTAAAATCGGCGCGGCAGAACCGGAAGAATACCTTGTGCAGGTCACCGGATCCGATTCACTGCTGAACCTGACCACATGGGACGATGGCAAGGTGCACTATAAAAAGCGCACCATCACCATGGAACTGCTGTGCAACGCGCCAAAAAGCAAGTGGCCCAGCATCGAAAGCACCATCGCCAACGCCATTCATGGCAAGTGGCTGCAGTGCCGCTTTGATGAAGACCCGGCGTGGTACTGGGAAGGGCTTTGGAAAGTCACACCATCCCGCGACCGGCTTTCCAGCGCCTTTACCATCACCGGCACCTGCAACCCCTTCAAGCGCAGCGTCTACGACGGCACCAACGACTGGCTGTGGGATGACTTCAACTTTGAAACGGACATCGTGCGCAACTACACGAATATCCCGCTCAAGGCGGGCGAGGACAAAGAGGTGTCCATCACCGGTGCACCGCGTGCGGCCGGCATCTACTTCCAGCGCAGCGAGACCGCCGCAAACATCGCGGTGTCTCTCAATGGCTTTGAGGTGGGCATTCTGGCCAAGTCCACCGACTGGCAGTATATCGAGGGGCTTACTATGCCGGATGGCGTAGTGGGCACCCTCGTTTTTGCTACATCGGCAGACTGCAGCATCAGCATCAAGTATTTGGGGGCAAGCCTATGAGTTACAAAGTTTATGCTGGTGTGCAGACGGATGTAGACACATGGAAAACTAAGGTCTGTATCCACGATATCAGCGATATTACCGACACGAAAAAGCTCATCAGCCCCACGCTGACCCGCGAAGTGGGTAAAGCTGGCTCTTTTGAGTTTACCATGCCGCTGGGCAATGTGGCACACTCTGCGCTGCAAAAGCTGCGCACTACGGTAGAGGTGGAACAGGACGGCGTTTCCATCTGGCAGGGCCGTCCTATGAGCCATGAGCAGGATTTTTTGATGCGTCAGAAAATCTACTGCGAAGGGGAGCTTGCGTATCTGAATGACAGCGGCATTGCGCCATACGCTGCAAAAAATGTGAGCTTTTCGCAATTTTTGGAATGGATCTGCGATAACCACAACGGAATGGTAGATGCATACAAAGCTTTTACTCCCGGCAATGTGCAAATGGACATTCCCATGATCGTGCCCTATATCGACGGCATCAAAGTCGTGCAGGTGGGTTACAGCTACGATTCTAATGATGGAGATTACATTTACCATTGGGGAATTGTAGATCCCGTGGATGGAAAGACGAATATTTTCTATGAGGAAACAGAGATCAACAAAGCTTCCTGCCTGAGCTGGGAAATCGATGAAGAGCACATTGCGGAAGGTCGCATTATTTCACGGATTGGAAGCAACAATTTCCGCGTGCGTCTGTTTGCAGCCTATGTAAAGGGTAAAACGTACGCTGCAAAGGTCGAAGTGAAAAAAGCCGAAATCGTCTGCGGTACTTGCAACAAGAATTTTGGCACGTACTCCATTTATAACGTTGAGCAGGCATCTGAATCCAAGACCTTTAAGATCACCGAGCAAAACGGGAAATACATCCTTGCTATCAACGGCAAGACGGATCCCCGCTTTTTGTTTGATGTGAAGGAACCTACATACAGCTTTGGCGATGGAAAAAACTATGGCGTTACATGGGATATCTTGCAGAGTGAGCTGGTTGAAAAGTACGGCGGATATCTGGTGCTGCGCCATGCAGAGGATCCTAACGGAAAACCGCGCCGGTATCTGGACTATCTGCAGGCGATCACCGATAAAAACACCCAGACGGTGGCTTTTGGAACAAACTTGCTGGATTTGACCAGCAACGTCAAAGCAGAGGATATCTACACGCGGGTGATCGCGGTAGGTGCCAAAAAGATAACATGGCTTGTTTTTTCGTGGGGCGAAACCATTACAGAAACCGCAAACGATTTGGCTGCGCAAAAGCTTTTTGGCATCATCACAAAAGTGATCTTTATTGAAGGCATCGAAAGCACGCCGCAGTCTTTGCTGGATGCGGCAGAGGAAGAACTTGCCAAAAATCTGCGCTATCTGAACGGCATGACGGTCAAAGCGGTCGATCTGAAAGACGCTGATATTGATGTCAGCCGTATTGCAATTGGAAAGCAAACGCACATTTTCTCTGCACCGCATGGTGTAGATACCTGGTTGCTGTGCTCCAAGCTTGTTGAGCTGTTGGATTCGCCGGATAAAAAGGAGTTTACATTTGGCACTGAGTTTTCCAGCATCAGCGACCTGCAGGCTTTGAGTGCACGCAAAGCGTCCGATGCTTACGATTTGAGTCGATCGCTCAAAGGGTACATGTCAGGCTAATGAGACAGGAGGTGTTTTATGGATAAAACTTTTGATGAAGCCATTGCGGGGATCCGTAAGGCTGAGCGCGGCGTGGAAGTCCGTGAGGACATCGCACAGGGCATGGAGTACGTCAAGCAGTACGCCGAGGAAGTGACAGGCCAGCAGCAGGCTGCTTTGCAAGCCGCTCAAACCGCTGCCGGAGCAGCCAGCACCGCGACGAAAAAGGCCGCAGCAGCTGCAGAGAGCGAAAGCGCCGCCCGGACCTCCGCCGCCGAAGCAGCCCAAAGCGAACGGTCAGCGTCCGCAGACGCAACGAACGCGGCGAGCTCTGCCGCTTCTGCCAAAGCTGAAGCGGACAGGGCTGCGGCCATCGTAAGCACCGACAAGACGCTAAGCATCGAGGGCGCTCCGGCTGACGCAAAGGCTGTTGGCGAAGCCCTAAAGAATTTGAATATTCGCCCGGCCACATCCACAACACTCGGCGGAATCAAGGTTGGTAGTGGACTTTCTGTGGCCGACGATGGTACGCTGAGTGCTGACATTGTAATCCCGGAAGTGGACAAACTAACTGCCTACCCAGTGGGCAGCATCTACCAGAGCACCGACCCCACCAGCCCTGCCGCCCTGTTTGGCGGCACATGGGAGCAGATCGCATCGGAGCGCGTGCTGATGGGTGCCAGCAGCAGCCACGCAGCGGGCACCACAGTAAAGGCCGGACTGCCGAACATCACAGGCTCTTTTGTCGCGGATGTAAAAAAGGGTGAACATAAGGTATCCGGCGCATTCACTGCCGGCAACGTGATCGCATCTACGGGCGAATACAATTCCTTTTCTGATGTATATAAGTTCAGTCTGGATGCGTCCAAGTCTAATGCCATCTACGGCCGCAGCGCCACCGTGCAGCCTGCCGCCTACTATGTGCACATCTGGCGGCGCGTGGCCTGAGAAAGGAGGTTTTGAACCATGAAGATCATTGACGAGACCGGCGCGGTCGTGGAAAACCCGGACCTGACACTGGGCTACCTGACCGACGACACCGAAGAAGTCACCCACCCCGCTGTGGAGGGAGTGGAGGAGCAGTGGCACTGGGAGACCGTGACCGAGTATCCGAACGGTGGCAAGGACGTGCAGAAGGTCGTTGACCGCCCCGGAGTACAGGCACAGGAGGAATGGGTGGAACAGGTGCCCATCCAGAAGTACATCCGCTACACCGCCGAAGAGCTGGCCGCGCAGGAAGAAGCACGCAAAAAGGCCGAAGCCCGGGAGAAGCTGCCGGAGACGGTGGCGGCACTGCAGGAAGAAAACAAGATGCTCAGGCAATGCTTGCTTGAAATGAGCGAGATTGTTTATGCATAAAATCACACAAAAATTAGAAAGGATGGTACGTATGATGGCGAAGCTGTGGGCACAGGAAATCATGTATGCTGAGACTATGGAGGATGCAAAGGCTCTGTATGAACGCTGCCCCCGCCTGCTGAAGGAGAAGGTCAAGGCGCTGCTCATCAAGAGCGGCTTTGAGGAGATCACGCAGTAAGGAGGACGCTATGGCTGAAATCATGGATGTATCCCGATATCAGGGCACGATCAACTGGGAGAAGGTCAAGGCAAGCGGAAAAGTGGACGGTGTGATAATTCGCGCCATGGGCAACAGTGCAGCGGGCAGGCCCAGTGCTCCCTACACTGACCCGCAGTTTGCCCGCAACTACGCCGAATGCAAGCGGCTGGGCATCCCCTGCGGCGTGTATGGCTACTTTAAATCGGTCAACCGGGAGCAAGCCGACAAGGAGCTGGCTTACTTCAAGAAGCTGCTCACCGGCAGGAGCTTTGAGCTGCCGGTGGCTGTGGACATTGAGGACGAGGTGCAGAAGCCGCTGGGCAAGGCCGCACTGACCAACCTGACGGCTCACATGCTGAGCACGGTGGAAAGCTGGGGCGTGTACGCCATGCTGTACACCGGCCTGTGGTTCGGCAACACCTTCCTGTACATGGGCGGTGCAGAGCTGAAACCATACGACGTGTGGCTGGCTGCCTACCGCACAAAGAAGCCCGCGCCCAGCTGGCCCTTTGGCATGTGGCAGTATACCAGCAAGGCCCGTGTACCCGGTGTGACCACCAACGTGGACATGAGCCACGCATACAAGGACTATGCGGGTATCATCAGCAAGAAGGGTCTGACCCGTCTCCGGGAGGGAAAGTGACCGAAAAAGAAGCTTTACTGTGGGTGCTGGGCATTCTTGGCAGCCTGTGCGCTGCGGTCATCACCATCGACAAGGTGTTGGAAATCATCCACAAGTACATCAAAAAGGCACAGGCCCCCGACGATGCGCAGAACAAGCGAATGGATACGCTCGAAAAAAGACTTGGCGTGCTGGAACAGGGACAGCTTCAGCACGCGCAGGCCCTTGCAAGAGACCTGCGCCGCTTTGACGGCCTCGATGAAGAAATGCGTCTCGTACTCGTTGGAGTACAAAATCTTTTGGATTCGCAGCTGTCCGGCAACAACCGCGAAGGTATGCAAAAAAGCAAATCCGATATTAACAACTACCTACTGAAAGGAGTAACAAATCATGGAAGCAATGTTTAACTTTATCCCCGCACCCATCGCACTGGTACTGATGTTCATTGGCTTTGCCGCGCTGGCCGTTGGCGCTATCCGACTGGGTTACAAACAGTACGTCAAGCAGTGGGCGCTGGAGCTCGTCACCATCGCTGAGGACAGCATCATGGGCAGCGGTCAGGGCGCAAAGAAAAAGGCGCAAGTCTTTGCTGCGCTGCGCGGCGCACTGCCGGACTGGCTGAAGCCTTTTATCACCGATGAAGTGCTGGACAGCGTGATCGAAAAGGCCGTCAGCATGATGAAAAAGGCACTGGCAGACAAGAAGCCTACCATCAACAAGGAGTAATTTATGATTGAGCTAAGCGTATCTCTCGCATCCAATGGCGTTGTCAAAGTGCCCGGCTATGAGCAGATGGTGCGCTTTGGCTACACCAAGAACCGGGGTGTGTACCGCCTCACCGTCACTGCCACCGGCGAGTGGGAAGGGCTAACCATCCGGGCGTTCTGGCACGTCCCGGACGGCAAAGACCCGGAATCCTCGCTGGTGGTGGACGGCTATGTGGACGTGCCCGCCAGCGTGACCGCACAGCCCGGGAGCGGGTGCGTCACCTTTGAAGGCAGTGACGGCGCAAAGACCGTCACTAGTGCAGACCTGCACTACCGTGTAAGTGCCAACTCAGGCACAGAGGATGGCACAGAGCCGGAACCGGGCACCCCTGCATGGCAGCAGCTGGTGGATGCCGTGCACACTGACGCCACCGCCGCAGAGCAGGCCAAGACCGATGCACAGACGGCAGCACAGCAGGCCGGGGCATCTGCCCAAAAGGCTGGGAATGCCCTTTCTGACACCATTACCGCCAAAGAGGATGCTCTGAAAGCCACCAAAGACGCACAGACCGCTGCTAGTGAAGCCGCCACCAGCGCAGGCAATGCAGACCAGAGCGCTCAGGAAGCCGCTGGCAGCCTGCAAGAGCTCAAAGACGGCATCGCAAACGGAAACTTCAAAGGCGAGCCCGGCGATGACGGGAAATCCCCAGTTGTAACTGTAACCGACATCGAAAATGGCCATCGTGTCAGCATCACTGACAAAGACGGTACAAAAACAATCGATGTCTTAAATGGTCAAACCGGCAAAACCGGCGCAACGCCTGTTCTGACGATTGGTACGGTGTCCAGCGGAGACAAGCCTTCCGCCTACATTACAGGCACGCCTGAAAATCCGGTGCTTAACCTGATGCTGCAACCCGGGCCTCAAGGCCCTGCCGTAGCACTGGACACCACCCTCACCCACGAGGGCGAAGCCGCTGACGCAAAAGCCACAGGTGACGCTATCAGCGCAGTAAAGGCACGGCAGAACATCCTTGTGGGCACTGAGACAGGCAACCCCATCTCCGTTGACGACGCTTTCTCTGCGCCCCTGTGCGGTCTGACCGTGTACGGTCGGAGCACGCAGGACGGCACACCCACGCCGGATGCACCTGTGCCTATCGTGAGTGCTGGCGACGGCGGGACGATTGCAGTGACATTGAGCGACAGAAACGGTAAAACGCAAACTCTCACCCTGCCAACTCCCAACGGCCTCCCCGGAATCCCTGTCACCTCTGGCGGCAACTACACTGACCAAAACGGCCAGCAGTGGGTGTGCGACGAGGTGGACTTGGAGAGAGGGGTGAAGGTGCAGAGGATTGGAAAAGAGCGAGTTAACACAAGCGATGGTGGGATAAATGAACAGTATCGACTGGCTTTAGACATTCCGGGAAATGAAGGAAAAGATGGTGCTTTTCCGTGCATTATAAGCATAACGCCTTACACACCGTGGACTTCCTGCGTTGCGGGCACTAAACTGTATCTTAAAAATATAACAAAACCTGAAGGCGGTTTTTATACTGCAGAAGAGCTGAGAGCCTTGGCTATTGACGTTGATTTTGTGTATCAACTCGCCACCCCCATCGAAACCCCGCTCACCCCTTCCGAAATTGCCGCCTACAAAGCTCTCACAGCGTACGGACCTGACACGGTGGTACAGGCTGGCGACGGTGCGGGGATCAAGCTGGGATATCAGCGGGACGTGAACATCGCAATCAAAAAGTTGGAGGACGCAGTAGCGTCCATGACCTAAGGAGGACACATGGCTATCAAAAGTAAAGCCCGGCATGACCTGACCCTGCGCTCTATCAAGCGGGAGATTTCCGCAAGACGCGATGTGGCATACTGGCTGGACAAGGCGTACACTCATCTGGACAGCGGCCTGCTGACGGAGGACGACATCGCAGAGGTGGAAGCCCTTGCGCAGGCGTACTACGATGCACTGGACGCTGAGGACAAGGCGAACGCTGAGGAAATCACACAGTAAGGAGGCATAACGCATGAACGCAGTAAATATCGAAGATTTGCTCGATCTGATTGAATCCATGAAACGCATATCTGCGGATGAAATTATCGCCGCATCAAAAGAGAACAACGAACTGGAGCGCATCGCACACATCGCAACGGAAGCAACTTATAAGGCTGTTATCGAAAAGTTGGAAAACCTCCGCGTGTATGCAGTAACCGTTTTGGATAGCAAGGAGTAACACCATGAGTAGCACTACATACGAGCATTTTGTTGACACCAACAAAATGTACGCCACACACGGACGTTTTCTTGGCCTTACGAAAACATACCATCTCGGCAATGTCAACAAACTGGTGACGTTTTGTCACCGGTTTGCCGCGCTTGGCACTATGGTGCGCAACGCCGGACAGCTGCCGCAGCCTTTCTGGCTCGGTGCAGGCTTTGGCGGCGGCTCGCATAGTCTTTCCGCCAGCGTTGCAAGGGCTTAATGCAGAACAGATAAAAGCTGTGATAAAACGTGCGCCGCTTGGGAGGTATGACCGGAAAATCGCCCGGTTGCGGTACGTTGACCAGCTATGCCAAGTTGATATTGCAGCGCGTGTGCCGTATTGTCGGACATCAATCGGCAATAGGCTGAAAATTATTGATGAAAAGCTAGACGAAAGGAGCTCACCGTGAACATCGAAAATCTTCCGACCGCAAATCTTATTACAGAGCTTCGCAAACGCGAGGGCGTGAAAACGACCGTTGCTGAGCCCTATCAGGACGCAACGGTAAGCGTCAACGGCCCTGCGCTGGTTCTTGTCGTGACGGATTGATTGTGGTATAATAACATCAACAAATCCACCCGGCCTCTCGAAGAAGCACAACAGGGCGGATATTTGAAAGGCTACGGCCTTTGCAGAGAGCGGCATTGCCTGTGGGCGGTTCCACTCTTGATTTTAGACTTTGCCATTTCGGTGGCATAAAAAATCCCCTGCTTTGTCGAAGCCCTGCGTGCCACGCTGGGTACTTGTAGGCAAAGTGGGGGATTTTGTTTTATTTACACTAGTTTTGTCGAAGCTCTTGTCTTGCAAGTCAAAACGTGATATTTTATTTTTGCTTCCAATGTGAAGCCCTTAACAGTTAAGCGCTCATGCGGATTTTTCCGTGTGGGCGTTTTTCTTGCTTTACAGAAGTTTATAGTGCTCTGCCAGCAAAAAGCGGACATACGCCGGGCACGCACGCTTTTCGCCGCACCAGTCCTGCACCGTGCGGCGCGGGATGCCCGCCTGCTTTGCAAAAGCGGTCTGCGACAGGCCAGTGCTGGCCACCAGCTCTCGCATGGACAGGTGTGCCAGCTCCCATATGCTGGACAATCTTTCTTTCTCGGCGTCCAGATCAACGCACCCGGCAGCATCATCCGGGATGCTGATGGTGACATTGTTGAGGAACGCTGCCCGGGATGCTTCCGGGTCGGTTGCCATAGTGAACAGTTCTGCGGTAGTATACATATTTTTCTCCTTTCAAATGCGGTCTTTTGCTGACACGCTGATTTTGCGGATAAATCCATCTGGGAACTTCTCACCGTTCCAGAGAGAGCCGAGATTTCCGTCGCCGCCGTTATCGCGGGGATACTCATAGAAAGCGGTCATACCAAAGCGGTCATTAGAGCGGCGCAGCTTTACGATGCGGTCAGGAGCAAGCGCAATCTCTCGGGTGAGCTTGCCGTTTTCGTCCAATGCATCCTCGCACACCCACTCAAGAGCAGCAATAAACTCATTCATGGTGATGGTGGAATGTGCAGCCCAGTCCTTAAAGATGCGGCTGTTGCCTGCAAGGACAATCTTCTTTTTTACTTCAAAAAAGTTTTTCATGTGATTACCTCTTAAAATTCTTCTTCCGGAAGCGGGCCCATTTTGTAAACCCAAGAAGGATTCCATTCGACGCGAGTGGCTTTGCAAGAGTTCTTGAGCACAATGAGGACATTGCTTTCGGCAGGGCTTTTAAAAAAGCAGTATTCATCAAACTCCGATTTGCTCGTGAGTCCGTTGCGATAGGCAGCGCGGATTTTTTCGCCCTCGTTCCTTAAATTCTGCAGGGCTTTACGCACCAAGTCCATCCGGCTCATGAGATTTTTTTCATTTACGATGTAATCATACTTCCCAGAGCGGACGATCTCTGCTGACAGATCTGCTCTGATGCGGTCTTTTTTCGCAATGCTCCAAGCCGTCCGCAGGGCCTGAGAAAGATCGAGCTGGTAAACACCGCCGACGCTGTTTGCACGCATGATACGCCAAGCGTCATTCATGATTTTCTTCAGATCGTACTTTTTCATTTTCGTTCCCTCCGTTTGTTTAGTGCCTTTCACTGTCTATAGTATACACGCATTGCGTGTATTTGTCAAGGATTTTTTGAAAATTTTATACGCATTGCGTGCAAATGCTTGAGCGCTCATACGGCCCTGTGCTGTGTGGGCGCTTTTCTTTTTGTTTAAAATAATCAAGTTTTAAGCAAGTTTTAATCAAGTTTTAATCAAGTTTTAAGCAAGCTTTAAGCAAGGTTTAACCAAGAATTTTTGTCCTTCGTTGTGCGTTCGTTGTCTCTCCCGGAGGTTTAAAAAAGTACACTGTGCGCAAAGGGAGGGCGCACCATGTGGCACAGGTTTAACCCAAACCCGCGCGGGAGCAGCGTCGGGGACTGCGTAGTGCGGGCGGTAGCTGCGGCCACCGGCCGGAGCTGGGAGCAGGCGTATATTGCGCTGGCGCTCACCGGCTACGCCATCGGCGATATGCCCAGCGCTAACCGCACATGGGGCGCATACCTCCAAAAGCGCGGGTTCAAGCGCCGTTTGGTGGAGGCAGACTGCACCACCTGTTACACCGTGGCAGATTTTGCCCGGGAGTACCCGCGCGGCGTGTATGTACTGGGCTGCTCCGGGCACGTCCTGACCGTCATCGACGGCGCGTGGTGGGACAGCTGGGACAGTGGCGCAGAATGCCCGATCTACTACTGGTACAAGGAGGAGTAAACGATGCCGATTTATAACGGATACCCGCAAGTGCTTTACCCGCAACAGCCGCAGGGGCAGCTTGAAACGCTTCGAGCTGCACAATTTCAGCCTCAGCCTGTCATGATGCCGACAATGCAGGGACAGGTTGCACCGACGGACAGCGGCTTTATCTGGGTACAGGGGGAAGCAGCAGCCCGGGGCTATCTGGTCGCCAACGGGAGCCGGGTGCTTTTGCTGGATGCTGATTCCGATACCTTCTACATCAAAGAGGTTGGGCAGGACGGCAGGCCGTTCCCTCTTCGCATTTACGATTACAAAGAGCGCACCAGCGGCCCCAAAGCGTCGATTGCAGCCACGCAAGCCGCAGGCGGGGAATATGTCACCCGCAAGGAGTTCGACGAGTTGGCGGCAAAGCTGGCGGCGTTGGAGAAGCAAGAAGCACCAGAGCCGGAAAAGGAGGGCTAAACGATGAGCAGCAGCTTGTATAACTCGATGGGCCGACAGACCCAGAACCCCATTGGCGGGCAGTTCCAGCAGTTTATGGGCCAGATGCAGGGAAAGAACCCGCAGGAGATGATAAACCAGATGCTCACCTCCGGCCAGCTCTCACAGCAGCAACTCAACGCCATTCAGCAGCGAGCACAGCAGATCGCGCCGATGCTAAATGGCATGAAAAACATGTTTGGGTTCTAAAATGCGGCCGCATTTAGAATAAATTTCAAAATCTAACGTAAAGGAGTAAAACTATGTCTCTTTCTTCTGATAGCACGGTTCTGACCATGCCGGTACAGCCCGCCAACGGCTACAGCAACGGCTTCAACGGCTGGGGCGGCGACTGGATGGGCTGGATCGTCCTCTTTCTGATTTTCGGCATGTTCGGCTGGGGCGGCATGGGCGGCTTTGGCTGGGGCGGCGGCATGGGCGGCGCTTCGCCTTATATGACCAGCGCTGTCACACAGGCAGACCTGCAGCGTGGCTTCGACAACCAGAGCATCATGAACAAACTGAACGGGCTGGAAAACGGCCTGTGTGATGGCGTCTATGCCATGAACACCGGGATGCTTCAGGGCTTCAACGGCGTGCAGCAGGGCCTGAACGGCGTCACCAACGCCATGCAGCAGGGCTTCAACAGCACCAACGTTGCGCTGATGCAGGGGCAGAATGCTCTGGCTACACAGCTGGCAGACTGCTGCTGCAAGACCCAGACCGCGATCCAGGGCGTCAACTACAATCTGGCCACTCAGGAGTGCGACACCCGGAACCAGATGCAGCAGGGCTTCTGCGCAACGCAGAACACCATGAACAACAACACCCGGGACATCATCGAGAATCAGAACAGCAACACCCGCGCGGTGCTCGACTTCCTGACCAATGATAAGATCGCCACCCTGCAGAGCGAGAACAACGAGCTGCGCCGGGCTGCTTCTCAGGATCGCCAGAGCGCGTTCCTGACCACCGCGATGAACGCGCAGACCAACCAGATCATCGGGACCCTGCAGCAGAAAGCTCCCGTGCCTGCCTATCAGGTGCCTAACCCCAACGCCATTTACTATGGCTGCGGGACCGGCTGCGGCAGCTGCGCATAACCGAATCACGACAGCTTTTTGAGTGGCTGTTTCCAAAATGGAAATGCCCACATCAAAATGTTCAGCCCCTGAGCTGATTTTGCAAACCAGAGCGCCGGGGCAGCAGTCCCGGCGTTTTTATTATGAAAGGAGCCGATAAAATGGCTGAATTTAGCAACTCTAACACCGTCAGCGTGGCGGCGGGTGAAAACCTTCCCCTGACCGAGACCGCAGTGAAAGCCCCTGCTTGTATCGTGCACCGTGAGGGAAGCGGCCTTGTGACACTTCGCGGCATGACCAGCGGGCAGTGCAGGGCCCGCTTCAAGGTAAGCTTTGGCGGCAATATCGCCATCCCCACCGGCGGCACTGTGGGTCCCATTTCCGTGGCGCTGGCTGTCGGCGGTGAGTCGCTGACCAGTGCGACAGCCATTGTCACCCCGGCGGCAGTCGAAAATTACTTCAATGTTTTCGTGGCTGCGTTCATCGAGGTACCGCGCGACTGTTGCGTGACCGTGGCGGTCAAAAACACCAGTACGCAGGCAGTCAGCATTGCAAACAGCAATCTGATCGTTGAGCGGGTAGCATAAGAAAGGAGATAAAGTCATGCTGGATAAACTGAATCACCTGAAGGATGAGATGTGCGACGAGCTCATGGAGCTGACCGACAAAAAGAACCGCTCTCCGGGCGATGTTGAGATGATCGGCGAGATCGTGGACATCATTCTGGACATCCACCGCATCGAGGACTACTGCGAGGGCGGCGAGTACAGCCGTGCGGGCGAGTGGGAAGCTGACATGCGCGGGACTTTTGGCCACGATGCCGGGAACGGTTACAACCGGGGCAACAGCTACGCCAACCGTGGCCGTCACTATGTGCGCGGGCACTACTCCCGCACGGATGGCCGTGAGCGCATGATCTCCGACATCGAGGACATGATGCAGGAAGCCACCGGTGCAGAGCGTGACGCCTACAAGCGGGCGGCAGACATCCTGCGGAACGCATAAGGAAGGAGGACGGCAGGCATGGATATTGACGAGATCAATGAGCACATTCGCAAGCTCAAGTGCGAAGAAACCAGCTGGCAGAGCGTCAACAAGCTTGCCGCCCTCTGCACTGTGCGGGACGAGCTGGAAGAAAAGCAGGCACCTGAAACGCAGACCCAGGCATTGCCGCCCACGGATTACCGGGCGGCGTACTCCGCAGCAGCGGAACCACAAAGCGACTTTGTGACGGCTGCCAGCTCTGTTCCTTTCGGCGGTCTGATGCAGGTGCTTGACGAGCACATGAAGGCAATAAAGCTGGTGTACCCGAAAGAGTATGAGCTGGTAATGCGGAAGATAAGCGACTTGTAAAAAGACATAAAATGTGCTATTTTTACATAAGCTTCAGCGTTTGGGTACGATGTGCATAGTCTAACAATAATTCAACAAATCAATAGTTATTTACATTGATACGTCAAATAAACTTGATTTGTAATCAGTGGGTTGCGGGTTCAACTCCTGTCACCAGCTCCAAAAATAA